CTAGCAGACATGCGATACTTCCCAGTTGGTCATCGTGGTGTCTATCACACTGTAGGTAACAACTTCTTTTTGAATGTCGTTCATATGCGTCGTCCTGGCACTATGATGTCAGTGATGCGTCATGAAGGGTGGCACGCTGCTCAAGACTGTATGGCAGGAACAATCGAGAACAACTTCATTGCTATCATCAAACCAGAGAAAGAAGTTCCAATGATGTATCAGGCGATTGCAAAGGACGCTTATAAGTCACAACCACATGCAATTCCCTGGGAGAAAGAAGCATACTGGGCAGGTCACACTGAGGGTATGACTGCAGCAGCACTTGAGTCTTGTGCTCGTGGAACTATGTGGACTGATTATGATCCCACACCTATGACTCGTGAATGGTTGGTAGAGAATGGACATCTTCCTAAATAAAGATGCCTTGATTTCTACTAATGGATGATACAAAATCCAAAGTAGAAGAGAAGGACCAAGATGAAGATAAAAGTGAAGTGCTTGGTAATCTGGTGAAAGTTGTCGTCCTTATATGGTCCGCATCTCTTCTGACGTTTTCATACGTAAGACTTCCAAACGGTCAAAAAATTCTTGATTTTGACCCTACCTTTATCGCATCTGTGTTTTCTGGCTCCCTGGCTGCTTTCGGATTGAGTCCTGCTAAAAACGGCAGTGCTCCAAAGAAAGCACCACCAATTGGTAAAAAGGAAGAGTCAAACCAACCTAGAGTATGATAAGAGACCCTCCGGGGTCTTTTTTAATGGTAAATAGTAATGTAGTCAAGGGCACACAACCCACTAGAGGTTCCTAATGTATAAGGAACCACATCTTCAAAAGAAGTCAGATGAATGTGCAAAACTTTGGAGGGAGTGGCACACTTTGTGGCGAAAAAAGCAATAGGTGCTCCAGATGCAAGGGCAGAATGGAGTCAATGTGTGACGGAATTTGGTGAAATGATAAGTGAGGAAGTCAAAACAAATCCCAGGTATAAGCAATTAGATCTAAGATAGATAGTGTAGTCGCAAGAACGCATATGAAGTTCTTTTTTGCACTTTTAGCAACACTATTTTTAGCAACTCCCGCATGGGCAGTTGATGTTCAGATGGGATCAAATGGAAACTTGGTTTTTGATCCGGCAGATGTTACAATATCAGCAGGAGACACAGTTCACTTTGTGAACAATATGCTTCCTCCACACAATGTGATCGTGGAAGATCGTCCTGATCTTGCTCACGAATCACTCGCTATGCTTCCTGGTGAAGAGTTTGATATCACCTTTAACGATCCAGGTGATTACACTTACTGGTGTGCTCCTCACAAAGGCGCTGGCATGATTGGCACTGTACATGTTGAATGATGAAAATTTTCCTAGATACCGCAGACACTGAACTGATTCACAAGCACCATGAGACTGGTCTGCTTGATGGCATCACCACGAATCCTACTCTCATTCGTAAGAGCGGCAGGAATCCTGAAGATGTCTATCAAGAGATCAAAGACATGGGCATCAATGACATCAGTATGGAAGTCGTTGGTGACGCTCAAGAGATGATCAATGAAGGTCGTCGTCTGTTTGAAGAGTTTGGTTTTTGTACCACTGTCAAAGTCCCTCTGACTCGTGAGGGACTGATTGCTTGTAAGGAACTCTCCTTCAACAACATCCGAGTCAATGTGACTCTGATCTTCTCTGCCGCTCAGGCAGTCCTTGCAGCACGAGCAGGTGCATTCTATGTGTCTCCCTTTGTGGGACGCCTGGATGACCAGTCTGTTGCAGGTCTTGAGGTTGTCCGCTCTATCACTCAACTGTACGCCATTCATGGTTGTCCTACACAGGTGCTCTCTGCATCTATCCGTAGCGTCCAGCGTGCAGTACGATCCTGGTATAATGGTGCTCATGTAGTCACCATGCCTCCTCAGGTCTTTGAGCAGATGTACAATCACATCCTGACCGACAAGGGTCTTGAGATCTTTGATAATGACATTGCTGCGATGAAAAATGTCGTATGATTTGATTCAACCTGGCGATCCTATGTACTTCACTGAAACTTCAGGTGAGTCCTATGATCGCCATAGGTATAAATTAGTTTTCAAAAACCGAAAAGCAATTGAGTTTGATGACTGGGAGACCGCCAGAAACTATTGGTTTGAATGGGCAGGCACCAGTTATCTTTCTCATGTAGAAGTCTTAGACAAAGTAGTATCAAAACCAGAGGGATTTAAATGATTGGAAAACTTGATGTTGAGGAAGATCTTATGGATGACTCTCTAATTGCAAAAAGAAAAGCAGC